CGGATTGAAGCTAACTCTGAGAATGGAGCTAGTGGATTCTTATGGTACATTAAAGCTGAAGCTGAAACACGTTTACGTTTTGATGATCAAATTGAGATGATGTCTGTTGAGCATACTGAAGCTGAAACTGCTTCTGGTGCATTGGCTTACTTATCTCCAGCTAGTTTTGCTGCTCCAGGTGAAGCAATTGGTACAACTACTGCTGGTTCTCAAGGTTTATTTGCTGCAATTAATGAAAGAGGAAACGTATGGGCTGGAGGTAATCCAACTACACTAGGTGACTTTGATACAATTGTTGAGCGTCTTGACGGTCAAGGTTCTATCGCTGAGAACACATTGTTTGTTAATCGTGCATTCTCTTTAGATGTTGATGACATGTTAGGTGCTCAATCTACAGCTACTGGAACATCTTATGGTATGTTTGATAACGATAAGGACATGGCTTTGAACCTAGGATTCACTGGATTCCGTCGTGGATCTTATGACTTCTACAAGTCTGACTGGAAGTACTTGAATGATGCTACATTGCGTGGTGGATTAGTAGGTGGTTCAGTTAACGGAGTTTTAGTTCCAGCTGGAACAACTACAGTATACGATCAAGTTCTTGGTCAAAATGCTACTCGTCCGTTCTTACACGTTCGTTACAGAATGGCTAACAAAGAAAATAGAAAGTTGAAGACTTGGGTGACTGGTTCAGCAGGCGGAGCTTCTAATAACTCTTTTGATGCTATGTTCATTGACTACTTATCTGAAAGAGCACTTTGTACTCTTGGTGCACAAAACTTCTTCAAGTTTAACGCATAACACTTAGTACCAGAGAGGAGTAGAAATATTCCTCTCTGTTTTTTTTAATTCTAATCTAATAATAATGAAAAAACAAATTGAACTAAAGGACCGTACCTATGTACTGTCAAACGACATGGCTCCACTGAGCATGTATATTGCATCTAAGGATGGAAGACGTAGCAGATTGCTATACAACGACCCAGAGACTGGTAGAAATAGATCTATGCGTTACTCACGTAACCATGCATCACCATTTTTAGACGAGCAAGACGATACAGCTATCGTTGAACCAATAATTTTTTTGGAGGGTATATTAAATGTACCAAAGACTGACAAGTCAAAACAAGATTTTTTAGCTATTCATCCTGGCAACGAGGCTAATGGTGGTGGAGTTTTTTTTGAGTATGACCCAGAGATTGAGGCTCAAGTGAGAATGGAGGAGTTAGACCTTCGTACAGACGCTATCATTGCTGCAAAACAGTTGGACTTGAATACTATGCTAGGACTAGCAAGAACGTTCTTACGTGGAAACGTTGACAAGATGTCAACTGCTGAGGTTAAGTATGACCTAATGCGATACGCAGAGAACCACCCATCAGAGTTCTTAGATGCTATTGGAGATCCAGACATGGAGCTTAATAACTTAGCATCTAGAGCAATACAAGAGAAGGTAGTTACAATCAGAGGAGACAAGGATATTTTCTATAACCTAGCTGACAACAAGAAGAAGATTCTTACGGTTCCTTTTGGAATGAAGCCAGTTGATGCGTTGTCGTCGTGGTTGCACTCTGACGATGGGTTAGACTTCTTCAAAGTTCTTGAGAACATGTTTGCAGAATAATTAGTACCTTTGTACTTTATAAATCCATAAATTTTAAAAGACATGGCACAATTTTTATCAATTCCCGTAACATCTGAAGGGAATCAATTAATCTCTGCAAGAGGTGTATTATTAGTAGACTCAGCTTCTGCAACAGCTACTACAACAACTATTAGATATAATGGTGGAGTTTTATTAACATTAACTCATGCTGCTGCTGTAGCATTTGATGTACGTAAGGCTATTGAGAATGCATTAGTAGTAGCACATAGTGTAACTAATGCTCCAGCTGTATCAGTATCAGTAACTATGCCGAAGGCAGTGTCTGGAATTGCTACCGCAATGACTATTGCAGTTTAATTACTGTTTAGCACACATCTATATTAAGGCACTGCTTCGGTAGTGCCTTTTTTATTATCTTTGTATAAATTATAATCAATGATCGACAGCGTTAGAAATACAGTACTATCCATCATCAGCAAAGACAATAGAGGTTACATAACTCCGTTCGAGTTTAATCTGTTTGCTAAACAAGCTCAGATGGAGATATTCGAGGACTACATATACACATATGCTAACGCCATGAACAAGCAGAACGCTCGTTTGAATGGTATCGGATACTCAAACATAGTTAGAAAGGCAGAAGAGGTACTAGATTTATTCAGACCAGACCCGTTAGCTCTTACGTATGTGGTGTCACAGTTCCCACTTCCATCTGACTTATATTTAACACAGACGGTAATATACAACGACGCAGTAGAGGTCGACAAGGCTCCTAGTAATATCTTGAACTTACTAACGTCTAACATGACTAGTCCTACTACAGACTATCCAGTGTATACTCAAAATAATAACGCTATAAAGGTCTACCCTACAACTATAGTTTCTGACATAACACTAGACTACTTGAGAACCCCAGTTGACCCTAAGTGGACGTGGGTATCACTTATAGACGGTGCACCAATATTTGAGCTGTAGACTACCAGGACTTTGCGTTACCAATAGCGGACGAACCTAAGCTAGTTGTTAAGATACTTCAGTACGCTGGGATATCAATTAGAGAGGCAGACATTGCTCAGGCAGCATCTTCTGAGGAGGTTCAAGACAAACAAGAAAAACAATAACAGATGCCAATTACTCCATACCAGTACTACTCAGATCCAGCGAACTATGGATCATACCAGTACACTACGTTGTCTGACATAGTGAACAACTTCATGATAATGTATGTCGGAAACGATAAGCAGATAAACAACGTCAGAAGACACGAGATTATCTTCTACGCTAAGGAGGCTATCAAGTTACTGAACTTTGACTCTAAGGTGAAGCCAGTTAACTCTATCGAGCTAGAGGTTGGGGACGAATTAAAGTTCATCCTACCGTCTGACTACGTGAACTACATACGCATCTCAATTAACGTCGGAGGAACACTCAGACCGCTGTACGAGAACAGAATGGCTAACACAGCGTTAGGATACTTGCAGGATAACAACTTGAACTTGTTGTTTGACATAGATGGAAACGTTCTGACTGGGACATCTAACCTTGACCTATCTAGAATCAACCAGACACAGTACAACGGACCTGGAATTTATTGCGGATGTATGGGATGGTTCATAGACGACTGCTGGTACTTCGGATACAGCATCGGTGCTAGATACGGTGCAGACACTAGAGATATGTTCGCAGGACCGTCCTTTAGGGTAAATAACGGTGTTATAGACTTCTCTTCTGGAATCGCTAACCAGTTGGTCGTTCTAGAGTACATATCTGACGGTATGGCGAACGGAGTTGATGCTAATATTAACGTCCACAAGTTTGCTGAGGAGTTCGTCAACAGATACATCAAGTGGAAGCTACTTAACGGCAAGGTTAACATCCCAGTGTACGACAGAAAGTTGGCACGTGACGAGAAGCAGGCAGAGTTTAGAAACGCAAAGTTAAGACTTAGCGACATACACCCATCAAGATTACTCATGAGCCTTCGTGGTCAGAGCAGACAATTAAAATAATATGGCAGACATTTCAAACGTTTTTGTAGGAGGTAAGATGGATAAGGACCTCGACTAGAGATTGGTTCCAGAGGGCGTGTACCGTAACGCCTTAAATATTGACGTAGACTCAGACGAGAATTCTAACATAGGCTCAGCTCGTAACTCGTTAGGCAACACACTAATTACAGACCTACTTACATTATTCGATGTAGAGGCTATATACGCAAAGACTATTGGAGCAGTTAAGTACGAGACAGACAACCTTATCTACTGGATAATAACTGGGGACTTTGATGCGGTGCTTGAGTACAACGCAATTACTGGAGTTACAACTAGGGTGCTTGCTTGTACAGACGACACGTTGAACTTTAACGAGAACTATATCATAACTGGCATAAACTACATAAACGGGTTCTTATACTGGACGGACGACCTTAACCCACCTAGGAAGATAAACATATCAAGAGCAAAGGGTTACGCCATTGATGACGCACGAATTGCAGACGACATAAGCGTAATAATCGCTCCACCGTTAAACCCACCGACACTTAGGTTGTTTAATGACACTACCACGCAAGCTAATAATATATCCGAGAAGTTCTTATCGTTCTCGTATCGTTACAAGTACATAGACGGTCAGTACAGTGCGATGTCTCCGTTATCGGCTGTGTCATTCAGTCCGAAGGCATACGTGTACGACTACGCATCTGGTCATAACAAGGCTATGATTAATAAGTTCAACACTGTTGACATAACATTCAACACTGGTAGCCGTAACGTCACAGACATACAAGTGCTCATGCACGACGAGATGAGTTCTAACATCAGCGTTGTTGAGACGTTTAATAAGAAGAAGCTCGTATTTGGAGATGGACTACACAAGACGTTAACGTTTAATAATAACAAGACGTACACGATACTTACGTCTGACCAACTTACTAGAACGTTTGATAACGTACCACTTCATGCTAAGGCTCAAGACTATGTTGGGAGCAGACTGATGTACGGAAACTATACACAGTTCTACAACGTTGTAAATAAATTCAACGACCCTATAAATATTAAGATAAACTTAATATCTATATCTGAGGGTGTTAGTTCAGAAGCTCCAAAGTCTACATTTAGGTCTGACAGAGACTACGAGGTAGCCATTGAGTATCTAGACAGCTACGGAAGACATACAACTGCCCTTACGTCGGCATACTTTCTTACTGCAAACACAACCAATACATCAAACAATACTGTATACATTCCTGCAACACAGTCTGACACAGCTAACAGTCTTGTAGCAAGTGTGTATAACGAGCCACCAGTGTGGGCATCTAGCTATAGACTGCTTATTAAGCAGAACAAGAGGGAGTACTACAACATATTCCCAATTCTATACTACATAGATGGTCTTTATAGATACTTTTTAATAGCTGAGTCTGACAGAGATAAGTTTGCAGTTGGCGGATACGTTATATTTAAGTCAACTACATCTGGACCGACATACTCTAATAAGCAGTACAAGATACTTGAGCTTAAGAGTCAATCAGCTGACTTCTTAGGATATGCTGGAAGTGAGGCTGCTGGATTATATTTTAAAATAAAGGTTGATAATATTGGAGAATTAACTAATACTAATCAATTTAATTATACATCAACTGGTACAGGAGGAACAACGGCACATAACACTAAATTTACTACAGATGTATTAAATCTTGCCTATGAATTTTTTGTAGAAAATCCAATATACTATGGGAATGGAAATAGTAATGGAATAATAGTTGACCCTAGTGATTTTAGTTATTTTGGAAATGAAGATACTCGTATTTCAATATTTATACAAACACCAACAACATATGCAGTATATAAAAATTCAGTAGGTTTTGGACAATTTCAAAATACTAATGTATTATTAGCATCTAATCAACCTATAACATATTTAGGAACTGCAAACCCAGGATTTTATTTCTATATTAAATTTATGCAGTCATCATATACTGTTGGTGATAAGTGGGTTTTCAATTGTAGGTCTAGTGTTGTAAATGCATTTAATAATAATAATGATATAGCTATAATTCCTGGTGGAAATTGGTCTCCATCAACTCCAGAAGTAGATAGAAAAATATTACCAAATGCTGTTATAAGAATACAAGTAGTAGAGGATACATTTAACCCTGGAGGTTCACAGCAAAATATGCAACAATTTCCGCCATCACCTGCTACATATGATAATATTGAGGAGTGGTGGTATGAATCAGGAGCTAGAGATTTATTTTCTTATTTTGATGTTTATGGAAATGATATACATGGTAGCTTAGTTAGATTTAGAAGAGGAATTGATTGGGAAAATAATAATAATGGTGGGTTATCAGATTTTGAAACAAACACAGTAACAGGATCATTAACTGGTCCTATTAGAATGTTTATAGCATCTAGCATGCCATCAAATCCAAATGGAAATTCTGGATTTAATGCAGATTTATATGATGGACAAGGAGATAGTCAAAGTAAGTTTCGAGTATCATTCGAAATTACACAGACCGACACAGCTACACTTTGTGAGACAGTTGCAAAGGAGTCGCCACTTGACTTGTACCACGAGACATCTCACACCTACCCAATTGTAGATGGTAAGCACGTGGTTGTGTGGTCGTACCTAGAGTATACAGCACCAACTTATGCTTCAGGAAATACAAACTTAGGACAACTAATTCCAGAAACGCCTATTACATCATCAGACATGGAGCACTGGTTCACTGTCGGAGATACGGTGTATGTGCTATGGAATAACGATCCAAATCATGCCCTTACTGATATGTATACGATAACTTATATACCAGATGCGTATAATATAGTTATTGATTTGCCATTCCCAGGTATTGGTGCTGCCACTCCAGGGAAGGTGTCGTTCAGTAGTGTTGACGTTAACCAGTTGAACTTCATATCACAGCCAGCTGTTATTAAGATAAACAACCCTAACACATACAACTCAACGTTTAACGGATGGTGCTTTGGTAACGGTCTAGAGTCAGATAGAATATACGATGACTTCAACGCAACTGAGCTACAGTATAGCCCAAGGGTTAACGCTATCGTTGACGACTACAAGGAACGTGACAGCTTCAATGCAATATGTTACAGCGGAATATACGGTCAAAATACTGGCATTGATAGACTCAATGAGTTTAACCTATCTATAGCTAACTTCAAGTACCTACACAGTGAGTTTGGTTCAATACAGAAGATATAC